CCCGCCGCGACCGAGTCGCTCATCGCGGAACTGCGGCGCGAGGCGGCAGCCTACCGGCGCCGGCTCCGCGAGACGGAGCAGCTGTCCGAGCGGATGCGGCGCGAACTCGAGGAGAAGCTGGCCGAGCGCGAGGCGCGACTGGCGGAACTCGAAGCCGAACTCTTGGTTGCCCGGCGCGAGGCCCAGGAACGGGCCGTCCGGGCCGAGGTGCTGGCGCGGGCAGCCAGTCGTGGTGCGCTCTATCCGGAACTGGTCTGGAGCGCGCTCGACTGGAGCCGGCTCGAGTTCGACGAGCAGGGGCAGCCAGCGAACCTCGACGTGCTGCTCGACGAGATCGCCCAGCGCTACCCGGTGCTGTTCAGCGGGACACCGCGGACTAGCCCGGCGAACGTGGCGCGTGGGCAGACCGAACGGACAGTCATCCGCCGCAGCGATCTCCGCGACCGAGCGTTCTGGGAACGGCACCGCGACGAGATCCTCGTCGCGCTCCGTGAAGGACGCATTCTCGACGAATAGGAGGTCCTGAACGATGGCGAACATTACGTCGACCGTTGCTGCACCGTTCCTACCCGAGATCTGGGCACAACGCGCGCTCGACGTCCTGCGCGCCAACATCGTCCTGGCGCGGCTCGTCGCCCGCGACGTGGACTACGAGCCGGGTTGGGTGGGCAAGCAGCTCAACATCCCCTACCCGGGCACCTTTACGGCTCAGGACAAGGACGCGGACACGGCGGTCACGCTGCAGACGCCGACCGGCGCAGTCACCAAGGCGGTCACGCTGAACAAGCACAAGCACGTGTCGTTCCTGGTCGAGGACGTCGCGCGGCTGCAGACCAACGTGAACCTGATCGACCGCTACGTGGCCTCCGCAGCGATCGCGCTGGCCGAGGCGATCGAGAAGGACCTGTTCGCGCTCTACGCCTCGCTGTCGAACACGGTCGGCACCGCAGGTGATAACCTCACCTCGGCGGTGCTCCGTGACGCGCTCCGCACGCTGGACGAGAACAAGGCACCGACCCAGCCGCGCTACCTCGTCATCTCGCCGAAGGACCACGTCGCGCTCCTGAACGACACGGCGCTCCAGAACTACTTCGCCTTCGCCGACCGGAACGCCATCGCCAACGGTGCCATCGCCCGGCTCTATGGCTTCGATGTCTTCATGAGCCAGCTGGTGCCGGTCGTGACCGGGACGCCGGATACGACCTATAACTTGGCCTTCCATCCGGAGGCGTTCATCCTGGCTATGCGGCCGATGGCGGAGCCTCCGGGCGGCATGGCGGCCGGAGCGCAGATCGCGACGGTGGTCGACCAGGAGAGCGGGCTGGCCATCCAGGTCGTGCAGAGCTACTCGCCGCAGTACCTCGGCGTCCAGGTGACGCTCCACGTCCTCTACGGCGTGGCTGTGCTGCGGCCGGAACTCGCCGTGCAGGTGTTGAGCTGATGGCCCGCTTCGTCGTGAACAGTGCGGGGGCGGTCGTCCTGGTGGACGACGCCCTCGCGCAGACCTTACTCGCCAGTGGTGCAGCCCGCCCCGCGACACCCGAGGAGATCCGCGGCTGGTACCAGCGGTTCGCTCCGCACGTCCGCTTCACGGAGGGGCAACCTGCCGTGACCGAGGGGGTAACCGATGCGGCCGACGATGGCCAGCCTCGTCGCACGCGTCCGAAGCGCGCTCGGTGACACCGGCACCGATCCGGCCTTCACCGACGACGAGATCGAAGTGGCACTTGACCGCTGGCGGAGCGACGTCATCGTCCCGCTCCGCCCCTTCCTGGCGATCGGGCAGACCGCGACCGACCGGTGGAGCGCACCCTACGGTGACTGGGAAGAGGACGCGCGCGTCGTCGATGCGTCCGGTGCGACCGTCGCCCTCGCTTCGGCGGACTGGGCGAGCGGCCGCGTCGTCCTCCCCACGCCGGTCTCCGGTCCGCTCTACCTCGCCGGCGCCACCTACGACCTGGCCGGTGCAGTCGCCGACCTGCTCGAGGAGTGGGCGACGCGGCTCGCGCGCCAGTTCGACGTTTCGCTCGATGGTGTCAGCGTGCAGCGGTCGCAACAAGCGGAGGCATTGCGCCTCATGGCCTCGCAGTGGCGAGCCCGGCAGCGGGTCACGGTCGGCCCGCTCCGCCGCGCGGAGGACTGGCCGTGGTCCTGACGCCGCAAGAGCTCGCCAGCTTGCGCGCGGCGCTCCGCGCGCTCTTCGCGGAGACGGTCACGGTGCGGCGCCGGGAGCGGGTCGCCGACGGAGCCGGTGGCTGGACCGTCAACGAGGCCGTGGTCGGGACCGTCCCGGTCCGCTTCGCTGGGCTCTCGACCCAGCTCCAGGAGCTCGCCCGTTCGCTCCAGGTCACGGCGACGGGGAGTGTCGTCTGCCCATGGGATGCCGATGTCGCGCAGGGCGACGTGCTCGAACGTGCCGATGGGACACGCTGGCGCGTCGTCGCGCTGGTACCGGCAGCGACCGAGTACCTGGTCCGGCGAGTTCTCGTCGAACGGGAGTGACCGGCATGCTCCGTGTCGTGGTCAAGCGAAACCGCATCCGGCAGGTCGCGCGGTCTGTCCGCAAGCCGGCTAGGGCAGCCGTCCACGCAGCCGCGCTGGCTATCGAAGCGCACGCCAAGACGATCGTCCCGGTACGGACGGGGAACCTCAAAAACTCCATCCAGACCTGGCGCGAGGGTCCGGGCCTGTACGCGGTCGGGACGCATGTCGAGTACGCGCCGTACGTCGAATTCGGGACGCGGCGTATGGCGGCCCGGCCGTACCTCCGCCCAGCTGCGGATATCGTGGCTGGGCGGCTCCAGGAACTGGCGCAGGAAGCGTTTCGGGGCTGGCCATGAGTCTCGTCCGCGTCGAACGCTGGTTGGCCCAGCGGTTGTCCGCGCTCGCGCCGGTGGCGGTCCATGTCGCCCCACCGGACCTGCCGTTCCCGCACATCGTCATCACGCCGGTGAGCGCGCTGGACGTCTACAGCCTTGGCCTCGACCGCCTCGTTACCGAGTGCCGCTACCAGGTACTCGTCGTCGTGCGTGGGGCGAGTGCGGTCCCCGCAGAACCGCTGGCAGATCAGGTCGACGCGGTGCTGCACGGGGCGAGCGACCCAGCTGCCGGGATTGTCGCCTGCCGGCGTGACCGTGCCTTGTCGCTCGCGGACCGCAGCGAGGCCGAGGAGTACCGGCTCCTCGGTGGGGAGTACGTGATCGTCGTAACCGACAGCTGAACAGGAGGTGAGTCCAATGTCGATCCCGGCTTCTGCACTGCAGCAGGCGCAGATCGGGCTGGAGACGACGGCCGGAACAGCCGTCCCAGCGAACCGGCGACTACAGGCCACATCGATCAGCGTCAAGCCCGACATCGTCGGGCGCGAGACGTTCACGGCGCTCGGTTCGCTCGTGCCCACCACGATCGTCCCCGGCGTCGAACTCTCGTCGGCCTCGGTCGAAGGAACGCTCAGCTTCCGTGACCTCGCCTACCTCTTCACAGCCTTCCTCGGGAGCGTGACACCGACCCAGATCCAGGACGGTGAGACGGCGACCGGGGCGTACCAGTACAGCTGGACACCGGGCAGTTTCAGCGCCACTACTCCGAAGACGCTCACCGTCGAGACGGGGTATCCCGGCGGGCAGGTGTTCCGCGCGGCCGGCGTGTCGCTCACCAGGCTGGCGATCACGATCGAGCCGCAACGGGTGGCCGTGAGCGGTGAAGGGATGGGCCGCCAACTGGAGACCGTGGCCAGCTTCACCGCGAGCCCGACCGATATTGCCGCGGTCCTGCCGGACTACACGCTCTCGCTCGTGAAAATCGCTGATACCTATGCGGACCTCGATACCGCGACGCCGCTCTCGCGTGCCTTCCGCGGGGAACTGGACTTCGGTGAGCGGTATAGCCGGGTGCTCCCGCTCGGGCTCCAGGACGTCCTGACCGTCCCTGCGGCGCACCAGCCGCGGTGGAACCTGACCGTCGCGCTCGACGCGACCGGAATCGCGCAGATCCAGAAGCTGCGTGCCAACCAGACCGTCTACGTGGCCGTCACGCTCCAGGGTCCGGTCATCTACACGGGTGGCATCACGGTCCGCCACGAGCTCACGGTGAAGCTGGCCTGTACCTACCTGGAGTGGAGCATGGAAGACGCGGAAGGTGTCGGGGTGACGCCGCTCACCGGTGCGCTCGTCCACGACCCGGCGATCGGTGGTGCGTACACCGTGACGCTCGTCACGGACATCGGGACACTGTGAGGTGAGCGATGCCGAAGCTCTCGGAACTCCGGCGCGGGACGACGAAGCTCACGGCGTTCTTCCGGCTCGGTGACCACGAGGTGGAACTCAACCTCGAGGTGGCGCTCGACCGGTTCGTCGAGAGCGAGCTCAACGAGCGGTTTGCCCGGGCCAAGACGAACGAGGAGCTGCGGGAGATCCTCGCGGACATCATCGTCGGCTGGGATCTCACGGACGACGACGGCGAACCGCTGCCGGTGACACCGGAGACGCTGGCCGAGCTCCCGTTGCCGATCGTACGCGACCTCTGGGTCCTGATCGGTGAGCATCTCACGAGCGAGCGCCTGGGGGAACGGAGGAGACCCGCCGGTGGCTCCTGAGCGAGGGGCTGGTCGGGCGACCGGCGTGGTGGTTCGTCGTGATCGAGGCGGCGCGGTACCTCGGTGTCGCACCGTGGGAACTCGTCGCCCACCTGGAGTGGTTGCCGTTCGCCCTGGCGGCGCGCCAGCTCGTCCACGAGGCCGAGGAGCACGCGCTGAAGCGGGCACGGAGGACGCATGCCGACCGTCGCTGAGCTGAAGGTCGTCATCGGTGCCGACACGAGCCAGCTCGAGGAAGGGCTCCGCCGTGCTGACCAGTCCGTGCGCCAGTTCGCGAGCGGTACGCAGGCGTCCGGCAGCAAGGCGAGCATGCTGTTCACGGCGCTCGGTTCGGCTGCCGGCGTATTCGCTGGGATCCTCGCCACCCAGGTTGTCGGTGCGGCCACCTCGGCGCTCGGGAGTCTCGTCCGGCTCGGGATCGGCGGGAACGCGGCGCTCGAGCAGGCACGGGCCGGGTTCGCGACGCTTCTCGGCTCGGCGGAGAAGGCGGATGCGTTCCTCCGGCAGCTCGCCGACTTCGCGCGCCGGACGCCGTTCACCATGGAGTCGTCGATCGAGGGCGCGCGCAACCTCATGGCGATGGGGATCGCCGCCAAGGACGTGATCCCCTGGCTGGAGACGATCGGGAACGTCTCGGCAGCGCTCGGCGGCTCGTCTGAGGTCTACTTCCGCATCGCCTACGCCATCGGCCAGATCGAGGCACGCGGCAAGCTGGCTGGCCAGGAGATCCTGCAGCTGGCCAATGCCGGCGTGAACGTGAACGAAGTGTTCGAGGTCATGGCCGAGCAGACGGGCAAGTCCGTCGCCGAGCTCAAGAAGATGCAGGAACAGGGGCAGATCACGTCCGACATGTTCCTGCAGGCGTTCCAGACCTGGGCCAACACCCGCTTCGGCGACGCCATGGCCCAGCAAGCGCAGACGTTCTCCGGGGCCCTCTCCAACCTCGGCGACACGATGCGGCTGCTCATCATCGATGCCGCCGAGCCGCTCTTCAACGCACTGAAGAAGGTCGTAGGGGGCCTCGCAGAGCTCGCCAGTTCCGACGAAGCTGCCCAGTTCGCGCGCATGGTCAAGGAGGCGTTCCAGGGGGCCGTCAACACCGTGATGGACCTCGGGACGCGTCTCGTCAACTGGATCCGCCAGCACATCACGTTCGAGGACGTGGCGCGCGCTTTCCAGACGCTCGTCATCGGTATCCGGGTCGGCTGGGAGATCCTGAAGGCTGTCGTCAGTACGGTCGCCCAGGTCGTCGTGACGACCGTCCGTGGTCTGGTGAATGCCTTCGAGCCGGCAGCGAACGAGGCACGCCGGGCGTTCAGTCAGATGGCGCAGGACGCTGGTCAGTCTGGTCACACTTTCGCCTGGTGGGCTGGGTACGTGACCGGCTCGATCGTGTCGGTCATCAAGGCGTTCGGTTCGCTCGTCAGTGCAGTCGCTGAGGCGCTCGGGTCAGTGCTCCGCATCGTCGTCTCCGTCGGCACGCTCATCGCGAAGGCGCTCGTCCTGTTCCTCTCGCCGTTCTCGCGCCACTCGCCCTCGCTCGTCGAGCAGGTGGAGATGGGTGTCGAGCGGATCTCGGCGGCCTGGCAGTCGTTGCCGGGCCTCGTCCAGGGTCCGCTCGACCGGGTGAAGCTGTTGCTCCAGGCCGTCGGCCAGCAAGCCGGAGTGATGGCGGCCGATGTCGTCGCCAGTGTCGGCGACATCCAGGCGGCGGCCATGGAGTTCTCGCTGCAGCTCGGCTCGGTCGGGTCGACGGTCGAGGAGTTCCAGGCCTACTTCGAGCGGACGACGGAGCTCGCTGGTCAGGTCGGGCAAGCGCTGGGCGGGCTGACCCAGGAGGCACAGGAACTCTGGGACGGCTTCCGCAACGGGTCGATCTCCGTCGACGAGGCGCGGCAGCGGCTCGAGTCGATCCAGGAACGGCTCGAACAGCTCGGTATGCCGATCGACACCGTCAAGGGGGCGTTCGAGGAGCTGTCGCGAGCGATCCAAGACGAGATCCGCGCCATCGACGAGCAGATCAGCGCGCTCCAGCAGCGGATGGAGGACCTGGCGCGGACGCCGATCCTCGGCGAGGGAAGGCTGTCCGCGGAGGAAGGGGCGCTCGCGCTCCGGAAGCAGCTCCTCGAGGCGGCGATCGCGGCCAAAGAAGCGGGGACGAGCGCCGAGTACGTCGCCACGCTGAACGCGGCGATCGACCAGCTCAAT